ATGGTTCTACTGGTACTGTATCGTTTGCAGTCCCCCTAGCATCCTCAAGTGCAACAGGTGTTGCTTCGTTTACAAATAACTTTGTAGTATCTGCTGCGGGTGCAGTAAGTCTTACTAGTAACTATGTTAAGAGTTTCAATGGTTCTACCGGTACTGTATCTTTTGCAACCCCCCTAGCATCCTCAAGTGCTACTGGTGTCGCTTCATTTGGTAATGAGTTCCTAGTATCTGCTGCGGGTGCAGTAAGTCTTACTAGTAACTATGTTAAGAGTTTCAATGGTTCTACCGGTACTATATCTTTTGCAGTTCCTCTAGCATCCTCAAGTGCTACTGGTGTCGCTTCATTTGGTAATGAGTTCCTAGTATCTGCTGCGGGTGCAGTAAGTCTTACTAGTAACTATGTCAGAAGTTTTAATGGTTCTACCGGTACTATATCTTTCGCAGTTCCTCTAGCATCCTCAAGTGCTACTGGTGTCGCTTCATTTGGTAATGAATTCTCTGTATCTAATCTAGGAGCCGTTAGTCTTACTAGTAACTATGTCAAAAGTTTCAATGGTTCTACTGGTACTGTATCGTTTGCAGTCCCCCTAGCATCCTCAAGTGCAACAGGTGTTGCTTCGTTTACAAATAACTTTGTAGTATCTGCTGCGGGTGCAGTAAGTCTTACTAGTAACTATGTAATTTCTGTCAATGGATCTACAGGAACAGTAACAGGAATTGCAACCACAGGATCCAATACATTCACGGGTCTACAAACTCTGAATGCAGGTATTACCTCTAATCACTTGTATGTGTCTAACGGTGTAACTTTTGCAGGTACATCAGTCCATACAGGTCTAGGTACATTTAATGCAGGTATTACCTCTAATCACTTGTATGTGTCTAACGGTGTCACATTTGCAGGTACATCAGTCCATACAGGTCTTGGAACCTTCAACGCAGGTATTACCTCTAATCACTTGTATGTGTCTAATGGTGCTACATTTGCAGGATCTTTCCAAGGATCTACGGCGACTTTTAGAGATGGTAATGTTACTATAAATCAGTCATCGGCATTTGGAATTACTGCATCAAATAATAATCGTTTTAGTATTTTAGATTCAGTTAGCCGTGGTATTAGAAAATATTTTAGCATATATACGACTTCCACAAATTTAAGCAATCAAACTATATCATCAATTGATCAAGGTGGATTCACAGATTTTGGAATTTTTAAAATTAATGTTGGTATTAATGAGGGAAGTGCTAGTGCAACACTTTGTAGTATCTCATCTTTTATTTTGACACGTTCTGTAAGCACTTTAAATTGGACAGAAACATCAGTGTTTAATGGAGTAAATAAAGCAAGTTTTTCATTTTCTTTAACTGGAAACATCATAGAATTAAAAATTACACATACTGTGCCAAAATTGGTTACTGGTAATACCTATGTAATAGAAATAGAACAAATTCAATAATGTATAACAAATCATTCATATTATCTAATACACTTTTTGTACCAAATGGAATTGATTTGGAAGATTTTAAATTTACTTGGATTTTTTATAAATTTACCGTAAACGAAACAGAATATACAGTTGAATTTTTTCATGATTCTTCTGAAAAAACTTGTGTAAAATTCAAACCAACAGAAGCAGTAAACTTTGATACCACTAACGATCAAAATATCAATGCACATGAAGTATTTTCAAAACTTATGCTTGCGATAGAACACTATAAAAATTTAACTGGCGTGATAGATTACAAGTATCAAACCAACTCACAACAAAAGCATAATATATTTCAATTGATTGCAAATCGTCTTAATGTAACTGCAATAAATGCCGAGGAGATTACTGAGTAATGCCACTATTACCATTTAATTCCGTAGGAGGATACTCAACAGGCATAACAGCAACCAATGTAATTGATGCCAATGGTAATATTTCTGCTAGTACAGTCTCAGGAACTTCATTGAATATTTCAGGCGGGAATCTCACAATAACAGGTGGAAACATCATTCAAAACAATGTAAATATAACTTCAAATGCTAGGAGTTGGTTCCTATGAAGTCTCGTAGTTCAAGAGCAAATAGTGGTTATATTGGACAAAATCGTCTTTCCGATGATTATGGTGTAATCTCGGAAAACAAGAATTACTTACGATCAAATCTAACTCAATGGATTCGTCCTGCAAATTGGTTACCATTACCATCCATGACAGCGGGTGATCAGATGTTTTCAGGATTGCTTGCAGTATATCCAGGTGATCCTTTACTTACCGGCCCGAATGCAAGCGGTAATTTTGTAGCATTCTCTGTCACCGGCTGTACTTACACAGTTGATTGGGGAAATGGCACTACGCAATCTTATTCTGCGGGAGTAACTGCACAGTACAACTTTGATTTTGGAAGTATATCCGCAGCAACAACTATCACAGGTGTTGAGGGCTTAAGTGGATATCGTCAAACCGTAATCACAGCATATCCAACTGTTGCAGGAACAACATTTAGTGGTATTAATATGTGGGGAGTTTATTCTCAAGCAGGATATACTTTTAGTACTCTTTGGGCTTCTCCGTGGTTAGACATAAAAATTGCGGGATCAACAATTACTTCATTTTTATTTGGAAGATCACCTAATGTGACTTTCGGCCCATTTCCCACTCGATTTATAGAGCAGTTTGAGTGGGTAGGTACTAGTGGAATTACTAACGCTGCTCCGATTATTTCGGGTAATTTTTCAGGTATGTTTTGTCCTGGAACTAATCCGGGTTCTAGATTGAAATCAATAAAAGGAACAGAGTGGCTTTCTAATAACACTATTTTTACAAATATGTTTTATAATTGCACTTCTCTTAAAACTATTCCTCTATTGAATACTCAGAGTGGCACTAATTTTACAAGTATGTTTCAAAATTGCCATTCTCTTGAAACTATTCCTCTATTGAATACTCAGAGTGGTCTTACTTTTACAAGTATGTTTCAAAATTGCTATTCTCTTGAAACTATTCCTCTATTAAATACTCAGAGTGGCACTATGTTTCAAAGTATGTTTAGTACTTGCCCTTCTCTTGAAACTATTCCTCTATTGAATACTCAGAGTGGCACTAATTTTCAAACTATGTTTCAAAATTGCAGTTCTCTCAAAACTATTCCTCTATTGAATACTCAGAGTGGCACTAATTTTCAAACTATGTTTGGTAATTGCTATTCTCTCAAAACTATTCCTCTATTGAATACTCAGAGTGGTCTTACTTTTACAAATATGTTCTTTACTTGCACTTCTCTTGAAACTATTCCTCTATTGAATACTATAAACGGCAAAAATATTCAAAGTATGTTTAGTACTTGCACTTCTCTTCAATCTATTCCTCTATTGAACTTTAGTGCCGCGACAACGATTGGAACTCCGTTTTCTGGTTGTTCTAGTCTAAAGCAAGCAGCAACTACAGCACCAGCAAGTGGTACCCCTTGGTCTGTAAACGATCTAAATTTATCACCAGCAGCAATAAACCAAGTATTTGCCAATTTACCAACAGGTGGTGCAGGTAGAACCTGCAACATCACCAACAATTGGGGTGCAGTAGGATGCGATAGAGCAGGTGCTACCGCCAAAGGTTGGACTGTACAAGGATAAATACTCAAAAGGAATTCACTCATGCCAGAATCATATAAAAGCGTAGGAACCTATCTCAACACAGCAGGTACAAACACCATCTATAGCGGTGTTGCTGGTACTGCAATTGTAAACTCTGTGAATTTTAGCAATACGAATAGTACAAACGGAACAACAGTCACCCTTGAAGTAGTAAAGGGCAGCACAGGATATTCTCTTATCACCAATGCCTCGGTTCCCGTTACAACTACCCTACAAGCCTTAGACAGTCCAATTATTCTTGAGTCGGGAAATACCCTGCGGGCTACTCCTGGCACAACAGGATACATTCATGCCTTTGTGTCGGTTCTTGAGATTACTTGAATATTTTATTGGTTTTTGGCATTGACCTGCGATTACCTCAACTAAATATAGTTTGATAGCACAGTTTCTTTAAATATGGAGAATATAATGGTTACTACGATTGAACAGACTACACCGATTACCCCCGCCGCAGTTGTATCGGCACCCACCAACAATCCATCGAAGACAAAGACGATCACTCTATGCATGATCGTTAAGGACGAGGCAAAAGTTATTGAGCGTTGCCTTGCTTCCGTTCTTCCTCTTATTGATAACTGGGTCATTGTTGATACCGGTTCAACAGATGGAACACAGGAAAAGATTCGCAAGTTTTTCGAGAATGTTGGCATTCCTGGCAAGATGTACGAGCGTCCTTGGAAGAACTTTGGACATAATCGTAGCGAGGCTCTTGATCTTGCTAGCACCGAAGGCGACTATGCTTACATGATTGATGCTGACGAAGTTCTTGTATTTGATCCTGGATTTGATCCTGATCAATTCAAGGCAAGTCTCAATGCCGATCTGTACAACATCTTTGCCGAATATGGTGGAACCAAATATCACCGTCCACAGATGACAACCACGAAGAAGAAGTTCTATTATCGCGGCATTCTTCACGAGTATGTCGATTGTCATGATGAGATTCAGACACGCGACTTTGCTCGTGGATTTAAGAATACTCCAATTCAGGATGGCAATCGTTCAAGTCAGGCTGGTAAGTATGAGCGAGATGCTGAACGCTTTGAGGAAGCACTCAAGGGTGAAGTTGATCCAAAAGACTTCAACCGTTATCACTTCTATCTTGCACAGTCATACCGTGACTCACAGCAATGGGAGAAGGCTCTTGCTGCATATCTAAAGCGAGCAGAGTTAGGTGGATGGAACGAAGAAGTGTTCTATTCGCTCTATCAAGCAGGTCGCATCATGGAAGTACTGAACAAGAACCTTGATGAAATCATCAAAGTGTACTTCAATGCTTATCAGGCTACTCCATATCGTGCAGAAAGCCTATGGGCAGCGGCTCGACTTTGCCGTCTGAACATTCGTTTTGATCAAGCATATTCCTTTGCAAAGCAGGGACTAAAGTGTCGTTGTCCTGAAGGCGCACTCTTTATTGCGGCTCCAATCTATGAGTGGATGCTACTCGATGAGTTTGCAATTGCTTCTTATTGGGCAGGACATTTTAAGGAATCTCGTCAGGCATCGGTTGCTCTCTTACAGCAGGGAAGATTCCCACCTGATCAGAAGGATCGTATTGAAGCAAATATGAAGTTTGCTACAGAGGAACTGATGAACACATAATGGCGGGAATACCCTCGCATCTAATGTTTCCACGAAACGGTGGATCGGACTCCATACGATCCACCGTTTCTCTTGGATTTACCGCACCTTTCGCTCCTGGCATAGTAGTCTGTGTTGGGAGCGATGGTGTTTTGCGTTCATACGGTAATTGTAATCCCAATGATCCTATACTAGGAATTGTTGAAAATCTACACCCTCCAATGAATACAGAGGTAGATGTAGTCCTTTCGGGAATTGTTAATCTTGACTTTATTGAGTCGGGAAAGAACTATTTCTTAAATGCCGATGGAACCCTAGGAAACGAGGGTACTATACTTGTAATGCAAGGAATCGGAAAAGGTCGAGGAGTGTTCACACGCCCTACAGTATCGGTTACACACGCTAGCGCACCTGTAGGGACGCTTATGGCTTCATGGTCTACCGATGTTCCTTTTGGTTGGTTAGAATGCAATGGATCTTTGATCAAAGCAAAGGACTATCCTGCATTATTTACTACTTCCTTTGGTAATCATGAAAGTATCAAAGTTAAAACCATAAGTGGTTCGGAAAACATCCTCGTATTTGCTTACGATGGTAATATCCCTGCAAATACCCCGCTCAATATGTCCGCACATGGTTTGGTTGTTGTTATGTCATGTAGACAAGGGTTGCTCACGGTAACATCCTCAAAACCCTTTACCCTGCTACAAACTGCTCCCCATTCGCTTCAGGAGTTGACTTCTGCTGATCCAAATGACTTCTTTTTGCCTACAAAGGTCGAACTACGCCTTAAGTGGATTGTTAAAACCTGAAAGCATCGTTAGAGAAAGTCTAAATAGCATCGGAGGAATTCGATGCCTGTCAACACGCGACAAAAATTAATAGATTACTGCCTACGCCAATTAGGTGCGCCGGTGGTTGAAATCAATATAGATGACGATCAACTGAGCGACCGTGTAGATGATGCGTTGAAATTCATGTCTGAATACCACTTTGATGGGGTAGAGCGCGTATATTTAAAATATGTACTAACTGCTGAAGACATTGCTCGTAAGTACCTGTTGCTCGAAAGCGACAATACTAATAGTTTGTCTGCATCAGATCGCCTACAGTCAATAAGCGAAGAGGGTCTTACTGGAGGTACACCTGAACATCTTACGGGTGGTGTAGTCCCTATTGACAATCTTATTACGAGCGTAACTAGCATCTTCCATGTATCGCAACAAACAATTGATATGTTTGATGTCCGTTACCAATATGCACTGAATGATTTATATACATTCGGCACTATTGATATGGTTCAGTATGATTTGACTCAACAATACCTATCTTTGCTGCGACAGTATTTGTCCCCTGATAAGTCTGTCAATTTCAGCCGTGTGACTAACAAGTTAGAAATCTACATGGATTGGAAAATTGTAAGACCGGGTGCTTATCTGATTATTGACTGTTATCGTATTCTTGATCCTCGGGTACATACCGAAATATACGAAGACAGAATGCTCAAAAAATATTTGACTGCTCTCATTAAGCGACAATGGGGTACAAATATGAGCAAGTACAGCGGCATCAAACTTCCTGGCGATGTTACCCTTCGTGGTGTTGATATTTTCAATGAGTCTCAGAAAGAAGTAGACGAAATTGAAGTTGAACTTGTAAAGAAATACGAACTACCAATAGATTTCATGATGGGATAAAATGGCACTCAATCCATACTTTAATAAGTTCAAGAATTTACCAGAGCAGAACCTCATTGAGGATCTGACTATTGAATCCATCAAGATACATGGTATGGAGATGTTCTACATTCCCAAAACTATGGTGGTAAAAGATGATTTCTTTGGAGAGGCACCATATTCACGATTTAGTTCTTTCAAGATGATAGAGATGTACATGGATACTACCACCGCATTTGAGGGTGGCGACCAATTTACAAAGTTTGGTTTTGAAGTAAGAGATAGTGTTAAGTTTACTGTATCTCGCAAGCGATTTAAGCGAGAAACAGGAATGGCTCGACCTATGGAAGGTGATTTATTATTTCTTCCGTTGAACAGGGGTCTATTTGAAATTAAGTTTGTAGAACACGAGAACCCCTTTTATCAATTAGGCAAATTAGTCTCCTACCAAATGACTTGCGAACTTTTCCAATACAGCGAGGAAAAGATGGCTACGGGTATACCCGAAATAGATGCGGTAGAAGAGGTTGCCTTCAAACTTCAACTCTCATTAGGAGTATCAGGTGGAACAGGAACTTTTACAACAGGCGACTTCGTATATCAGCCTTCGGGTGGGGCGACTTCGGGAGAATTTTCGACGGCGATTGCAAAAGCAACCGTTTATTCTTGGAACCCGCAGCAACCGACAAGCATTGTTCTTATGGATCCGATTGGTGGCTGGAGTCTCACGGGAGGATATGTGACCAAGTCGGACAAATTGGCGTATTATCCAATAACGGCAACAGGAAGCAGCGAAGCATTCGGAACTCTAATCGATCATTCGAACGAGATAATACAAACCGAAGCAGATATCTTTATGAACTTCGATGAGACCCATCCATTTGGAGAACCATAACCATGTTTGATTACTTCTATCATGGTACGGTTAGAAAAACAGTAGTGGCTTTTGCCAATCTGTTCAACAATATTCATATTGCTCGTTATGATACCGCAGGAGGAAACGATGCAAGAGGAAATGAAGTTGAACGAATCAAGGTTCCTATTGCTTATGGGCCTCGTCAGAAATTTCTTCGCCGTCTTGAGCGAATTGGTACTGACTTCGATCAAGCAAAGGTAAAGTTAGAAAACTATCTACCCCGTCTGTCTTTTGAGATGACGGGCATTTCGTATGATGCTTCTCGTAAGTTATCTACGATGAACTCTACAGTTTCGTATTTAAGTTCTTTCATTAAGTATCTTAGCGAAGAACACAGACGATGCTCTGCAAATATTTGAACAAATAATACCATATTTTCAACCTGAATATTCACTTACGGTGGATATGAATGATACCGATCCTTCGGTAAGTATTCCTATTGTGTTTAAGAATGCAACTTTGACCGAAGGAGATGATGGTAGTCAGGGTGATTACGGAACAAGAAAAGTCACCATTATGGCTCTTACCTTTGTGGCAAAGATTTATATGTACGGCCCAATCAAAGATATCAGCGTCATTCGCAAAGTGGAAGCAAATATTATTCCTTCTTTGCCCACGGGTCTTACTTCAGGGTACGGACTATCAGGAACCAATGTTCGCATAAGCGCACAAGCAGTAACAGGTGCAACAGGATTTATTTTTGGCGCAACAGGACAAGCAACTATAACTATAACGCCATTCTAAAGGATTCATTATGAGTGATGTTGATGACAATTTATCCGATGCTTTGAATTTACCAAAACCCGAACCTAAACAAGAGGTTATTCATAGGGAAGTCAAGTCGATCAAGACTGGTAGAACAGAAGCAGATAGAGACTATACTGAAGTTCGTGATAACCTAAAGCGTATTATCGAAAAGTCAGAAGAGGCTATCGAAAGTATTCTTGAGGTGGCTGTTGAAAGCCAAAATCCTCGTGCATATGAAGTTGTAGCGCAATTGATTACAACTTCTCTAGAAGCCAACAATAAGTTGATGCATCTTCATAAGCAGATCAAAGACATCAAGAAGGAAGAACCTGGTAAGACCACAACGGTCACCAACAATAGTATCTTTGTGGGCAACACCGCAGAGTTACAGAAGATGTTGCGTACTGCTAATACTAAGATGTTAGAAGATATGAGTAAGGAAGCAGACGATGCCAATTAAACAAGGAGACAGTTATCTAGGTAATCCTCTACTAAAAGGGCCAAATGTAGAAATGGATTATACCAAGGAGCAGTTGGCAGAATATGTCAAGTGTTCTAAGGATCCTGTTTACTTCCTTGAAAACTACATGAAGATTGTAACCCTCGATCAGGGGCCTATGGTCTTTAAAATGTATGGGTTTCAAAAGAAGATTATCAAGGCAATTCATACCAATCGTTTTGTTATTTCAAAGATTCCTCGTCAGAGCGGTAAATCGACCGTCATGTTGGGATACATCTTGTACAGTATTTTGTTCACGCCCAATTATAAGGTAGCCGTTCTTGCCAATAAGTTAAAGACTGCCAGTGAATTGTTAAACCGTCTAAAGTTTGCATATGAAAATCTACCCAAGTGGTTACAGCAGGGTGTAATCGAATGGAATAAGTTGAGTTTTAGTTTGGAAAATGGCTCCAAAGTTGTGGCTTCGGCAACAAGCGCATCTGCTGTCCGTGGTGATAGTTTTAACTTTTTGTTGTTAGACGAGTTCGCCCATGTACCTGAAAATGTAGCACAGGAATTCTTTTCATCCGTTTACCCTACAATCTCCTCGGGTAAGACTTCTAAAGTAGTAATTGTATCCACTCCTAAGGGAATGAATATGTTCTACAAATTATGGAAAGATGCAGAGAATAAGCGTAATCCTTATATTGCAATTGAAGCCAAATGGAGTGAGGTACCTGGTCGTGACAACAAATGGCGAGAAGTAACTAAATCAAGTCTTGCAAATGAGCGGCTATGGTATCAAGAGTACGAATGCGAGTTTCTTGGCTCCGATGATACGCTTATCAAGCCTACCAAAATATCATCACTTGTATACGAACCTCCAATCTATCAAGATGATGAAGGTCTTATGGTATACGAGGCTCCGATAAAGAAC